GAGTAACTATGGCACTCACTTATACAGCAATATCCACTGTCACAGTCGGAAGCGGTGGGGCGGCGAATATAGAATTTACTTCTATTCCGCAAACTTATACTGATTTGGAAATTAAACTTTCTGCCAGATGTAATGCTACTAATGGCGGGTATCAATTACGGTTAAATATTTATTTTAATAATTCTACTTCTGGTTATTCGGAACGCTGGTTACAGAGTGAAGGAAATAATGCAATGGGTTCTGGAACTAGTTATTTCAATGTTGGTGGGACTAATGGTTTAGGTGGAACAATCGTACCTAGTGATTGGACAGCCAGCACTTTTGGTAATACTGCAATCTATATTCCAAACTATGCTGGAAGCAATAATAAATCTTGGAGTGTTGATAGTTCAAACGAAAATAATGGAACTTTTGCGTCTTTAATGCTGGCTGGTCTTTTGTGGTCTAATACGGCTGCGATAACTTCAATAAAATTTAGCGTTTATCCATCCGCTAACTTTGTTCAATACAGCACCGCCACACTATACGGAATCAAGAACACAGTCTGATAACTAAGGAGAAACAATGCCAACAAAACTCGTAGTGGATTGCTCAACAGGCATCACCACAGAGGTAGAACTCACCGCCGAGGAAATCGCACAGCGCGAAGCCGATGCTGCCGCTTATGCCGAACAGAAGGCGCAAGAGGAAGCAGAAGCACAAGCCAAGGCAGCAGCCAAAGCAGCAGCCGAATCTAAACTAGCAGCACTTGGACTAACCGCAGAAGAAATCGCAGCACTCACCAAGTAACGAAAGAAGGGGACAATGATAGGACCAAAAGATACAGTAGCCCTCGGCTGGTGCGACAATGGCACCACCGATGGCAAGTTCACTGAAGGACTAACCAATGCGTTAGTCACAGGTATCGGCAATGGTATGACGATACATAGCACTATCAGGGTACAAGGTAATCAGATTGGCAGACAGAGAGAAGTCTTGTTCAACCATTGGGCTGACAAGATTAAGACTGACTGGCTACTCTGGGTTGACTCAGACATAGTACTGAACCAAGATGCTATGAGGAAACTCTGGCAGACAGCAGACAAGGTCAACCGTCCAGTAGTTAGCGGTGTCTACTTCATCTCTAAAGAGAATGAGGGCACGCTTATGCGCCCATTCCCTGTGCTATTCAATGATGTATCTGAGTTTCAGATTCAATACATTCATCCGTTACCTGATAACCAAGTCATCAAGATAGATAATGCTGGCTTTGGTTTTGTCTTAATGCACAAGTCCATAGTGCCTAAGTTGCGTGAAGCGCATCCAGGCAAGGGTATGTTTAATGAGACTGGTGATGGGATAGATGACCATTTCATAGGTGAGGACATCATCTTCTTCCGCAGAATGAAGAAGGCTGGTATTCCACTACACGCCCATACTGGAGCGCTGGTCAAGCATATCAAGCGGTTCAGTCTGGACTTTGATTACTATGCCTTGTATTGGACTAATGAGCAGTTAAAGGAAAAGTTGCGTGAGTCTAATAGCGGAAATAGTTCCGATAATAAGAACGATTGATGACCATATAGATAATTTTGAAGAGATAGATATATACCTAAGGGAGCATAATGGCAGGTCGTGATATTACAGAGGGTCGCTCTAGTAGGGCGATTGCTGTTGATGTAGGTGTAGTTGCTACTGATGCTATCTGGCAGAACACCGATATTGCTTATGATACTGCGCTAGGTGGTATGCCATTCATCTATGCGATTAGTGATTCCCGTCCTTATATCCGCCAAACTGCACCTTACCGAAAGGAACAGTTTGATAATCAGACTGAACCTGGTGAGCAGTCACTCACTGGGTGGTGGATAAGAAGCCAGTCCTCATTTCACGATGGGACTGGCATTACTTTTTATGACCCTGCTTTAATTCCTGGTGAGGGTACATCACAGTTTAAAGATAGTCGTGGCGTAAATGTCTGGACAAAAGGACAAGTTACATTGCTACGCAATACTGCAACAGCCTCGGGTAATCATCCTATTACTGGTCAGATAAAGGCTAATGGTAGACCATTCCAATTAGCACGTGGTATTAGATGGTCGGACACAGATGGCATCTTACTTAAAGATGAATATGATGTAGACAAGATTGCAGTAGATGGAACCGTAACTCACTTTGTTGATTATAATTCTGGTGCAGATTATCCAGTTTATGCTATTTGTGATGATGGTACTGATGCTTATTGGGTAACTAATGTTACCAATGCTGGCACTCCTAGACTTCGTGTATATAAAAAGGCTTTAACTGGAACCTCATCCACTACGGCTACTCTTATGATTAGTGATAACAGTATTACTGTATCTGAGGGTGTAATGGATTATGTTAAAGACCGTATTGTTATGGCAATTAATAATAAAATATATGAGTTTGCATCAAATGCAACCTCTTTGCCAACTGCAGTCTATACACATTCAGATACAGATATAGTTTTTACTAGCATTACTGCTTCTGGTACTGCTATTTATATATCAGGATTTAGCGGTGCACAATCTGCTATTTTAAAGTTTGTTTTAAATACTTCTACTGGTGCTATGCCTAGCCTAACTTCGGCTATCACTGCTGCTGAAATGCCAGAAGGTGAAAAGATATATGTAATTAAATACTATCTTGGCTATATGTTAATAGGCACTAGCAAGGGTATCCGAGTAGCAACAATAGATAATGATGGCTCTATAACATATGGACCGTTGATGGTTCAGACTACTCAACCTTGTTATGACTTTACATTTAGAGATAGGTTTGTTTGGGCAGCAACTGGTGTTGCTGGCGAAGGTGGGCTCATACGCATTGATTTAGGTAATGAGTTAGAGACTTTACGGTTTGCATATGCCAATGACCTTTGGTTAGACAATGGCAATACTGCTCATAAGACTACTGGTTGTGCTGTGGCTGGTGAATCTGACCGAATCATATTTGTCACTACTGCTACATCTACAGCCAATGGCAGTATCAACATTGAATCATCTGGTTCGCTGATGCCAGATGGTTACATCCAAACGGGATTTATTAGATATAACACACTAGAACCTAAAAACTTTAAGCGTCTTATTGGTCGTGGTGATTTTACTTATGGGTCAATGACCTTAGAAACAGTAGACTCAGACGGTACAGAATATGACCTAGTTAGTTATGACTCTACAGTCAGTCCAGTAGAAGTAACTACCAGCCAGCCATCAGGTGCTCAGGAATACATAGGATACAAATTCATCCTATACAGAGACGGCACTACCAATACACTCGGTCCAACATTCCAGGGCTATCAGGCAAAGGCTACAATCGCTACTCCAAGGCAAAGGGTAATTAAGTTTCCTGTCTTCTGTTACGATGTTGAGACAGACAAATACAATGTAATGGTTGGATATGAAGGTCGTGCTAAAGACCGTATAGCAACATTGGAAAACATTGAACAAGATGGTGATGTCGTAACTTGGCAGGATTTACAGACTGGCGAAAGCCGTCAAGTAGTTATTGAACAAATTACATTTACCCGACAGACTCCACCAGACAGAGGCTTCTCTGGATATGGGGGAATCTTAGACATAATTATAAGGACTGTATAATGAATCCTGCTGATTGGGCTGGTTTAGCCGTAGCCGTAGCAACTCTCATAGGCTCACTAGCAATGGGAGTTAAGCATCTAACAAAGCATTACCTATCTGAACTAAAGCCCAACGGTGGGTCAAGTATTAAAGATAAGGTCAATCATCTTGAAGAAAAGGTTGACTTGCTAACTGAATTAGTTAAGGACGCATTGAGGAGATGAATGAAACCTGTAGTCAAGAAAGCCACGCCTGCTGCTATTGCTGTTCTTCGCCAGGCGACAGCATTGTCGCCGAAGCGAAAGAAGTTGTCGGACGGATTGTTGCCCTCTGTGGCTCATCAGAAACAGAGTCCCAATTCGGACCACAATACTGGTCTAGCAGTAGACCTCACCCACGACCCTGAGAACGGTATAGATTGTGCTGTCATCTTTGAAAAACTTAAAGAGGACCAGCGAGTCAACTATCTCATCTTCAATAAAAAGATTTGGTCAAAGGATAAGGCTAAGTCTGGCAATAGGATTTATACTGGTAGCAATCCTCATACTAAACATCTACATATTTCTATCAACCCTGATACCGCTAGTGATACTAGCCCTTGGTTCTGGTGGTTAAATCAACCTAAGATTGTGAATCAGGTGGTGGCTAAATTGCAGCCACAACCTAAGAAGAAGGTTGCTACTGCTGAAGTATGCACCTGCTGCAAGATTCATAATAAATAACGAAAGGTAATATATGGAAACCCTAAAGCAAGTATCCTTGTCTTGGTTCCGTGCTGCGGCATCTGCTGCTATTGCACTCTATCTTGCTGGAGAGACTGACCTGAAGGTTCTTGGGACTGCAGCATTGGCTGGCTTCCTTGGACCTGTCCTAAAGTGGCTAGACCCATCTGCCACAGACTTTGGACGTGGCTCAAAGTAGCCCTTTAAACGCCGTATAAGGCGATTTAAGACACATATAGACCCCCTGCCTAGTGTCCGTTAGGCGGGGGGTCTTTTCTGTTTTCTATCCAGTCTTCCCCTAACTGGCTAGAAACCTATTCGTTTATCACCAGATTGTGCCAGTACTCTGGATACTCTCTGGCATTAAAGAATACTACCAGGTCTCTCTCTTTAGTATCCCAACGGGTATGAAAGACTGGCTCTGTACCCGCTAGTAACTTGGCTGGAATCATACTGATACCGTCTGCAAATCTGAAACAGATACGGTGGTAAGAAAAGTCTGAATCTGTGTATGGTGGAGCAATCATAATCTGCTGTAGTTTATTAAAAGGAAAAATGGCTGGCTTGCTACTGTCTGTTTTGAGCCATTTGATTTCTAAGTCGCCAATATAATTTTCTCTACCTTGTGTTTGCATAACTGTTATATGGAAGTCAGTAAAGAAAAAGCGTGGAGTTGGGTATAGTTTCCAATTGATGAAGTAGTCTGTCAACATTTTGGCTGCTATCTTTTCCCGCTTACCATCTGCATTTACTTGGCGTATAGGCTCAAGAGTCACTTCGCCACCATTCTAAAGATAACCAGAACGGTCCTATATCTAGGTCAAATGACCACTTGCTTACTGATACACCTATAGCAAGGCGCTTGTATGCGCCTGCTATTAAATGAAAGTTGGTTTTGCCAACCTTAACTAATTGGTATCTCATCTAGCCTCCTGTTTTGTAGAAGCCGTCACCCTTGAAGTGGATAGACGGTGCACTGAACTTTTTGTCCATCTGTACATTGCAATCTGCACAGAAGATGACGTGGTTTGAGTAGACTGAAAAAACCTGTTCTGTCCTAGTGTTGCAGATAGGACAACTAAATTCATAGGTTGGCATCTTCATCTTCCTTGGGCACGGGTAGTGTGACCATACTACCGCAGACAGCACACTCGCCATCTAGGAAATAGAAAGCAACTTCACCATTTAAGAATCCACCTAGCATTACAAATACCTCAGAACCGCATACGCATACATCGCCAATCGGTGTATCCCGTAGGTCCATTGCTCTGCTGTAGTCAATCCTATGCAGCAGTTCACGGATGTCTTTACTCTCCGTCATCTTCCTGCTCTGTTTGTTGTACATCTTCATCAGGATACGGTCTCCATCCGCCTAGGTTTCTAATAAGTGAATTGATAGCACGCTGGACTTTCATCCTGGCACCATCAACTGTTGTCTTTAGGTCTTTGGCTACAAGGCTCCACTCGGAGTTATCTGTGCTAAACCTGACCCGCAAAACATTCTGCTTTGCCTCTGTTAGTTTGAAGAAAGCATTGGCTATATCTGACCTTAAAACTAGCCAGTTGTTGCCGTCATTGCTTGGTTCTGATTTGTTAAATTTGTAGTTGAGGTCTTTTATCTTGACGGGTATCTCGTATGATTCTGCAATAATGCTAGGCAGAAATGCTTCTACTACTGAAGCGTCATAGTAATACAAGTCAAGCAACTCATAGCCAACTGTTTTAGCCTTTTCCTTTTCGCAATACTTGACTGCTGCATTGCGGAGGGATTTGGCTATTAACTTATCCCTGTCTTTCTGTTCAAGGGCTAGCCATTCTGTGTACTTCATTGGATGGGTGATGAACCACATCCACAACATCTGTTGTATATCCAGTGACTCAACCATCGGGTACTTGCGGTGGTACTCGGCAGCGAGAGAAGCAACTAATGCTTCATACTCATCTAGATATGTTGGTTCCACCTATGCCTTCCCACTGACCCCTTTGTACTAATAGTCCTATTATGGCATAGTTTGCTATATCTTGTAGGGTATCTTGAATAGATTCGTAGTTCGGCGTGTCGTTCTTTTTATAATACAGATTCTGTAGCCGTTCTAGTTTGTCGTGCATCCTAATGATTAGTCCATTCATAGCCCCGCCTGGTGCGTTGGCTATATTGTAGGGACCGTAATCTTGATGCTTTCTAAGCATAAGTATATGTAGTTCTTGCAGTACATCTTCTAAATGTTTAATGTCCTTCATCCAGCACCTCTTTCAGTTTCTCATCAAATTCTAGCATTGCATCTTGGATTAAGACTTCTTCTACTACTTCTTCTCCGCTGCCCTGCACTGATGCTACTAGGACATTGGCTAGCAGGGTGAGCAGTAACTGTGCTGCCTTAGGGTCTACCTTGATTGCTTCGTGCACATCTCGTAATGCTGATAGCAGGTCTACGCCTTTGTGTTCTGATAGTGGTAGCCCAAGCAGTAATGGATTATCTTTAATGTAATCCCATACTGTCTCTTCGTTATCCTCCCAAGCATTTTCTGATTTTTTCATCTAAGAAACCTACCCCTTCCTGTATAACAATACTGTTTACATCGTGTCCCTCAGGCATTTGGACTATGTTTACATTGCCTAACTCTCTGCTTATCTTCTTGCCAAACTCTAAGCCTGGTGTATCGCCATCTGCTAGGACTATCACTGTATCAAAGTCGTCAAGGATTTTGCTGTAGTAAGGCTTCCAATTGTTAGCACCTGGGATACCAACTGCTGGATGTTCAGTCTTGACTGAGACTGTGATGCAGTCAATCTCACCTTCTGTGACACAGATGTACTGCTCTGCATTGAGGACTATCTGTGAGTTAAACATTGTGGTCTTAGCCCCTGGCAGACCAATGTACTTAGGGTCCTCTCCTCTGATTGAACGAAACCGCAGGTCAACGACCCCTGATGGGGTGGTGTAAGGGATAACTAACTTACCCCTGTAACCTTCGTGACCTGGCAATGGATTGTCCACTACTCCCAAATGAAACTTCTTTGCTTCTTCTACCGATAGACCCCGTGTTGCTAGATAGTCTGCTGCTTGGTCTATATGGTTTGCGTATTCTGTCGTTGCCTGTAGGAGAAATTGTCTCTGCGAATTTGACAGCCTCACGATAGTTGCCTCCTTCTTTGTGCATAATCAAATCATATACATCGCCGCCGACTCCACAGCCGTGGCACTTAAATCTTTCTTCGTCAAAATTAACACCTGCTGAAGCGTGTTTATCTGGGTGGAATGGACATTTAATTTTACGCCAGCCACTGCCCACCGATGGCAGTCTGGCGCCGACATACTCTAGGTATGCAGCGATACTATGTTTCTCCATCTGCCTTCTTGAGCAGTTCTAACCATACCTGTGCTGGCATAGTTGCATACCACTGCCCAACATCTCCTTTGCCCTTGCGTTTATGTAGAACAACACCTGTCCAAGCATTGTCATTCTTCATCTCTACTTCTAATTCTGCTAGCCATCCAGCCAAGTCTAACTTGGCGTGGTTCTTAATCTCAATGGTTACACCTGGCACACCGCTTATATCGCCTTTATCTAAGGTTGCTCCTGCAAGTCGGCGGTCTGCATACTTGTAGCCATTAGCCTTTAACCAAGCAACGACATCTCGTTCTGCTTGGCTACCTTTTCTCTTGGCTGCACTACTCAATACCGATTGTATCCCTTGCTATCTCGTATACTTTGGTACTCATTTGATTATACAAATCATCATCATTGTATAAAGCATCAACAACTAAGTCCCATTCTTCTTCTGTTATTCCTCTACCAACTAATACTTCTATATCTTCTTTGCTAAATGCGTTATCCCATATCTTAGTTTCCATTGCTCACCCAACTTTGATTTTCTGATGGAACGCAGTCATAAACTTCCCATCCTGGGTGGTCCTCTTCTGCTATCTTCGTTGCTTCTGGTATATCATAAGACCAAATTGTAATCATTTTGTTTTGTCTTAATTGAACATCATATTTTGTTTTAACCATTGTACATCGGCTCCTGCATATACTTGACTTGGACATCATCCAAGTACATATTGTCTGGGTTAAAGGCAAGACTTACATAGTTGTTACCTGTCTGGTCTGCTCGCCCGTATCTATTCTTGACTGGGGCTACACAGAGATAGGTCTCATCACCTTGTTTCATCTGCCCGATAGTCAGAACCATTGCTGGTATCTGGTTGACCAGACCCTGAATGGCTGACCGTGGCTGGCAGGGATAACCTTCAAAGCCTTCCTTGGTATGGTGCAGAACAAGCACGGCTGAGTTGGTATCTCTTGCAAGATACTTTAACTCCTTCATTGCTGCACGCATACCTTGGAATTCTTCGTGACCATCCATTGCTATATCCATTAAGTTATCTACAACAATAAGCGTAGGGCTTCTGCCCCATACAGTTTCAAATGCGCTGACCTCATCATCTAAATCTTTTAATGTTGGTGTGGACTCAAAGGACCAGAACAAATGGTTGTTAATCACAAGTACTTCTTCTGCCTGCTTTGGGTCACGCTTTAGTAACTGTTCTGCTGCTTGCTGTGAGATACGGCTGGACATTGCAACTAATCGCATTGCCATTGTGTGAGCATTGGTATCTGCGCTGAAGTACAGCGTAGGAACTTTGGCTCTGGCTGCAATTGCCAGTGCAACTGATGACTTACCAGCACCAGGAGTGCCAGCAATCATCGTGATTTCTGCACGGCGCAAGATAATTCCTGCCCGCTCAAATGCCGCAAAGGCGGGCGGTAATGGTTCTCCGCCCACCTCTGCTTTGCTAATACTGCGTTTGAGTGTTCTCATTTAACCTGGTCAGGTACGAATGTGTTCCACTCTGGAGTGCCTACTCTTGCGTAGACATTCTTACATTTATCAAATGCGCCTTTCTGTGCTGGGCAGAAGTATCCACGATACATACGTCCGTCTTTACCTGTCCCCTGAATAGCAGTCATCTTGCCGTGAGGACAGTTGCGTCCGCCACCGATAGATGGTGCTGATGTGGATGCCCAAGAATCTGCTGGTGCAGGTTGAGTATCAACGATGCTAGCGCCCAGACTTGCCGCCACCTGTGCTGGTGACATAACTGCTGGGCTAGATTGGTTTTTTGCTGCTGCTTCCAGTTCAGTAACAGCACCTTTGATTGCGTCCAATGCTTCAACTATTAAGTTGTCTAATTGGTTACCTGTTTCGGCACGGACTGTAATCAATGTACCTGCTGCTGATTTAACTGTGATACTGATTGGTGCCTCAGTTGATGACACTATCTTCTCCTTGCTCTGGGAATGGAGTAACGAGACCCTTTTTGTCTCGCCACTGTCTGACCTTCATTGCAAATTGTACGCCATTCCAACCTTCTTTTATGTCAATCCAGACTAGTTTGCACAAGCCTGTACCAGCAGGAAGATGGATGATGATGGCTTTCTCTTTGTTAACGTCTCCCCAACTACCACGGGTTGCCGTCTCAACATCATAAGGCAACCCGTTAGCATAGATTGCTAACTGAATTGCTATGTTGTTTGGATGGTCTATGCGACCTGTCTTTATATCTGCAATGAATCTTTCGCCTTTGTATTCAACAAGTCTGTCAGGTGTGCCAGCAATTTTGAATTTATCTAGCACGCAGAACTGTTCAATGCGAATCATATTAAGTTGTTTTGTTGTTTGCTGGTAAGCAGTTAAGTCCCCTGCCCACTCGCTTGGAACTGGTCCTATGTCCTGTCCCAAATCTAGTTTCTCTGCGAATGTGTGTAGTGCTGTGCCGATTGTTGCTGCTTTGCTAGCACCTGCTACTTCCATAGCGTCTTCTATGTATTTGTTAATAGCCATCTTGTCATCTTGTGCTGCATTGATAGCCAACAATAAATCGCTGCGAACTGATAAACCTATTGCTGCCATACGCATCTTCCACGCTGTCAATGCTGCTGGGTCATCAAGACTATTGGCTATTGTGGTAGCCCTGGTATATGCCTCCGACTTACCACCTTTAGGTGGCTTAACCATTGGGCGACCATAACGGTCCCGTTCTATTTCTACTCGCATTTATCTACCTAAGTGTCTCCTTGTTTGGAGAACAGGCTGGAAAGGAGACTAATCAGAACCAGCCTGTACTCGTTGGCAGAGTCTATCAGATGACGGAAGGAATCTCTGATAACCCTGAGGTGGCGTGGCATTGGCAATCACAAGGTCTCCTTAGTGCACGAATTCCTACCCAAGAACCCCTACACTGTTCGTGTTTGCCTACCAGACAACTGCCTGATGTTATTGCCTCAACGTAATTATGGTCTGCTATCTTGGGCAATTACTGCTCGTTTATTTCGTCAATGTCTAAGTCCCAATCAAGTTCACCTTCATTGGCTGTTAGATTTAGGCTGTCTTCTGCTTCACTGCGAGCCTCATCTTCATCTTCAGCCTCAATATCTGTGAGTGTGAAGTTGATAGTGCCTGTGATTGTGAACAGAGTCTTGAGTGTGTTTGCTCCAATATCTCTCAGCATTTGATTGATGTCTGATACCTGGAAGGTAAGTTCAGTTTCTCCTGTTGAGTATTCATTATTGAAGAAGTTATACACCTGTTCACGTAGGTTTCCTACCCTAGACATATAAGCACTGTTGACTTCCGATGCCCGTTTTAGTTCTGAGCGTAGATGTTCACGTTCCTTAATGGCAGTTACTGCCATCTCTTCGGTGAACTTACTGGTGCTGCCGTCTTCGTTGTTGATTAGTATTTCCATTGTTAGTCTCCTATTTCTTCTGTTGTTGTTATTTCCCAGTCGTGGTCTTCGTGAGAATCATCAAGGATGTCGTTGATTAATTCTCTTGCGTGCAGTTCATCCTCTGCATCTATTGTGTAGTCTCTGTGTGTACTAATTGCTTCACTTACAGTTCTTACTTTGTACTTTGGCATACAGTCTCCTTGGTTTTAGTTTCTTTACAAGGCATACAGGTTACCAATCCAGTTGCAATACTGTAACTGAATTGAGGTAGTTTTTCACCGTTTTTAAGAGTGATAAACATATCTGCAGTTCCACATATTGAGCAACTATTTTTTGGCATATAGTCTCCTTATACTGTTAGTAGTTCTAGTGCTCTGAGTTTCAGGCTATCAGAGCCACCAGACAAGGCTCTGATGCCTGACTGTGTACCCTTATCCTGCTTGCCGTGGTCGGCATACTCTATAACTGCCTGCCATAGACCGAACTCCGTATCACGGATGTTCTCCTGTGTTGGACTGTTGGTGAAGATGTTCATTGCCATATGGCGTGCGTTGTTAGCACGGGTCAACTGCATCTTCTCACCTGTAGATAGCAGATGAAGTGGCTTGTCTTCAATAGTTGAAGGCAGTGGGAATACCTTCTTGAAGTAGTTAAGTGCGTGCTGACGGCTTGCTTCTTTAGTTAGCAAATGATTTGCTATATCTGAATAAGCGGTGATGTTCTCATAGGTAAGTCCTAGTATGTGGCGGATTTGTCCGACATCCAGTTTGCTACCTGATGTATGCTTGAGCGTATAAGTAAACTTGTTTTTGCCACGATAGATTTTGTTAATCTGATTGGCACAGAACAAGCGCTCAATGATTGGTCTGATGATGACTGAACTACTGCCATCGTGGCTGGTCTTAGCCAAGATGAAGGCTGCGTGTGGGTCATTGGCTACATTGATTTCGTTAGGTAGTTGTAGCAACATCCATACTTTTGCACCGTGGTCATACTCACCTGCTGCTGCATAGCGAGCCTCACCTGAATCAATCAGAGTATCCAACGCTGAGAATATCTCACCGTTTTGGAATACCTGATAGCGGTTGCCAACTACACCGATGTTAGTTACCTGACCGAACGGCGTAGTCTTGATGACTGCTTGCTTGTTGCGAACTGGAATGGATACTGGCTGACCTGCACCTGGTATTACATATGATGCTGTCATTGGGTGTAGTGATACTGACCAGTCAAGACCTGCTTGTCTGGCTACATCAGATGCTGATGTGGCTGTGACTGCGCTGCCTGACTTGAGCCAGTTGGATAGATTCTTTTTTGGTACTGCCGTTGCTATTGTCATTGGTCTCCTTGTTTCTGTTGTCTATCATTGCTGCGATGACTCGGATGTCATCACACCACGAGTCGGTCCCTTGCCCAACGAGTGGGTGTTCTGAATGTTCGTCAACTATAGTCATAGCCTCTGACATACTTGAGGCTGTTACTATGTAGTCAACTTCTATTGTGACTCGGTATTGATTCATTATAGATACTTGGTTATGCCACCGTAAGTTGCAGTACTGATGAGTTCATCTTCGCACATATTGAGAACACGGATAGCGTTCTCTATTTCTTCTTTGTTATCTTTGTATTGCCAGTCAGCCATATCATCAAACTCTTTTTCGGGTTGTTCAGGTAGTTTGATTACACCAGCAGGCACATCAAAGTCAATATTGATTCTGTTATTATAACGAACATTGACTCGTACATTTTCTGCTTTAGCAAACTTTGCCACTGCTAGTTTGATTACTTGTTTTTCCCAACTTTTTAATGCTGCTTTATATTTAGCCTCATTAGCCTCTTTGTTTTTGTAGTTAGTTTCTAACTTAACCAATGCCTGCTCTAAGGCTTTAATAACTTTAGCCCTTGGCACTTTGACATTGATGCCTTGATTGCGTCTTGCCATTGTGTCTCCTTTGTTAGTTGTTCGGGTGTGCTAGGTGGCACGACTACGTCACTCTTACCCTTTTATCATTGAGGACCTAGCAACTCTAATACCATTTATGCTTGCGCCAATGTGCCCAAGCAATTGATGGTTTGTCGTAGCGGTGCTTGATATACGCCAAGCCCCGAGCAATCTGCTCGGGCGCAGGCGTGGTGGGTTTCATCTTAAGCAACTGTGGTATACCAAATGCAGATGACTTAGGGTTATCTGCTGTATGGTCCCACGCTGATTCTTTACCCCAAAGTTTCAGCAGTGCTCTGTATTCAGAATGTCCCCACTCTTTGTACTCTGTCAATATCAGCGCTTTTGCGTATGACTTGCTTAAAGATTTTGTCCAACGCAATTCCTTCTCTTGGGTCACTAATGGTTCCCTTAGGTCTATGTCTTTTCTTTCTGATGTGGTTGCTGACGACTGCGTTGGAAATATCGCGCTGGATAATGTCAGTAGCCAACTTAATAGTGCTGCGAATCTGTTCTTCATTTAGTAGCCCATCTGTATAGACAATATCCAATCGCAATGAGGTACAACCAGGTAAGTCCTGTTGAGATATGTGGAAGTTCAACATCATACATTTATCCTACTCCTAAAAGGTAAGCATCTGTAACTCATACAGTGCGTATTTGTATAGGGGAGATGACTCATCAACTGGCATAGTTGCTGTGTCAAACCAGTCTGAATAACGGTATTGCATCTTTGTTACTTCACCATCTTTTAGCCATACCTCAAGGTAATCTGCTGGACCACCCCAAGATAAACAGATAGTAACAACTTCTTCTTTTTCTATAGATAAGGCTGGACTATCTGTTGCCCAATCTGCATCTGGATTAGAGATTAGTTCTTGTATCTCTTGTTCTCTGCTTTTGAACTCATCTGCTATCTTGTCTTTGCAGGTTAGCATCATACTCCTAGCCTGTTTAACACATACTGTCTGT